CCAAAGCACCGAAACTCCAGCGGAGTAGCTGGGCGTATCGACTTCTGTCACCACACCCAGGCCCAACGAAGTAGCGTTAATGTGTTTTACTAAATCACCGACTTTCATTAGTTTAAACTACCTTTACATTCGACGGGCGGATACTGTGAGTGCGCTGCCCGGTCGTTAGACACAGAATATTCAATCTCGGTCCTCCATGTTCGTTGCGGTAGATTTTCATAATCTGATAAAATCCTCCATGCATCCGAACCGTAATTAAATCACCGACTTTCATTGGTCTGAAAACCTCCATGGTCGCGACTGTCCCTTCGGGAGATAGTCCTCTTCCTTATAATCATTTCCATTTTTCCACCTTATCGGTAGCGCTGTCTCCACCAATTCGGGGGCGATAGGGGACAGAACCATTATTGAATTATAGACCTTATTGTCGAGCCTCTCAATATCAATTTCACGATATCCGGTGGTTTTTCCCGCAACGGTTTTCACTGAAAGTTTTACCTGGCTTGCCTTATCAGTCTCAGACCATAATACATCTTCAACAAGACCATATACAGGTTGGCTATCCCAATAACCTTTATGAAGACAAACGAGGGAGCCGATGCCAATACCTCGTTCAATGAGAATTTTGCCAATGTTGGCACGCTGATTTTGGAGACGCTCTTTCAAAGTTATCTTATCAGCTTTCAGGACCGGGCAAGTTCGACGAGTGTGTTGTGGTTCTTTACAATAAGAACACTTACGATTTTGAATTTTACTTTTTCGCGCTGTCTCTTGGTGTGCATCATAGCTATCAGGATTTTCCTTTATCCATGTTTTACGTTCTTCGCAGCCTCCCTTATTGTGCCCTCTTTTGCCGCACCAGGAACAATGTACTGACCCGTGATAACTCAAAATTGTTTCTCCCTTCTCTGATTGTTTCTAAGACTATTATCTCATACAAAAGACAAATTGTCAAGATGTTTTTTCTTTTTTATTCTTCACAATCAATCGCTAGGGTGCGCTCATTTGTTTTGAAGTAGGGGCGATTAGCATAGTAGGCAGTGGTCATCCACATTCTCTGGCACTTGCTGGCCTTTGGTTTGGGAGCTAACATATCTGTAAGGATAATATGACCATCGAAGCCATGCTTATTGACGTATTCCGTGGGAGCGTCAAAGTTAGTACCACCGCACAAAACACGCTCCCACTTTTTATTCTCACCCTTCTTCCAGACATAAACCTTTTCTTCAAAGACTTTATCATCGAAAGGAATAACAGTAAACTCCGCCAACTTAGCTAACTTGTTGAGTTCACTAAAGAAAGCGGCCAACATTTTATCACTGACAGAGCCGCTTTGGTCAATACTAATCGCGATGTTCGCTCGTCGAGTGACCTTTTTACCTGCGTGGATGTAAGCGTAACGCTTGTTCAATCGTTTCACGGTGCTGCGTTTGGAAGCGCGGCGCGAAGTCTTGACAAAGTAACGAAGAACCTTTTTCCAGTCAACCTTCGTCGTCATGCGTGCCATAATCTCACGCTGCATGGCACTGGTAACCGTACCCCATCCTCCAGCCTTCTGAGCCTCGGTGGCGGCATCTTTCAAGTATTCCTTCACACGCTCTTTTGCAATCTCGGTCGATGTTGGATCGCCTTCGCCCCACCCATCATGACTATCAAAAGAATCCTCCGGCAATCCCTCGGAGCTTTCTCCAGAGTCTTCGTCGCCCTTTTCGCCTTCTTGGCTTGATTGCTCTTTATTCTCTTCCTCTTGCTTTTGCAGAAGATTCAAATATGCTTCCGCTGACAAAGAGCGCTCAAAGTCAACAAACGGTCCTTCCCCTGGCTTGCAAGCCATCTCTGGAAGATTTTGAATGTGTGAATTGATTGCCAAGTCGCACGCGATGTTCCATTGGCGAGCCTCTTTGGGCTTCACATCCTGCCCTGTCCAGGGCTTGCGATCCGTCACATGCTGAAAAATGAGATGATAGAACTCGTGAATGAGAACGGCAGTGCGCTCGGCATCTGTCAGCTTCTCGAAGAATTCTGGATTGTAGAGCATCTCAAATCGAGCAGTTTCAGGATTAACGCGGACTCCCGCAGTGGGAATGGCATTACTCGCAGCCTTCGTCACGCGACGGCTGAGAGAGGCGAAAAACGGCTCCTGCATCAAAAGTCGAGCAGTGTGCATGTTCAGGTCAAACGTTTGTTTTGTCTCATTCATAAGGATATTATCTCACAGATATTGCAAAATGTCAAGAAAAAAATGAAGCTCCCCACCATTTTTTTGGTGGGGAGCTTTTTTCTTTACTCGGTTTTGTTTCCTGTGAGAACTTCCACAATGTAAGAAGAGACACGCACACCCGTAACAGAGGTGGCCATATGAAGTCGTTTGGTGTTTTCTAACACATCGCCTTTTCCAATGAGTTGCCACAACTTCATGAAAGCTTCAGAAGGAAGCGATACCGCATAATCAGCTAGATGCTGAATCCCAGTCGCAGATAATTCTTCTTGGAAAGTATCTTCTGCTTCCATTTTCTCAATAAGCGCACAATGCTCATTCAGGTCAAACTTGGAGGTAGCATCGATTTTGCCATGCACCAGAATATCCTCTGTCGTCACCACCCTCTCGTAATTCTTTACGAAGTCATTGAAAGAAACCGCAGCTTCAAATCCAACGAACCCAGTTGCAAGATTAAAAAGGAGGGGAGACGACTCTTGAAGGAGCCCAGCCTGGTCGAGACAGTCGCTCAGACGCTTCCATGAGCGTCGCGAAGGGTATACCTTGTTTGGCTCGTAGTCGTCCTTGTGTTCAAGGTGCATACGATTCTGGTTGATGAAGTCCCAAACGATGCCAGCTACCTCATTTTTGCCCCACTCCAACCAATCTTCAACGGATGGCTCCACGTCAAAAACTGTGTATCGGTCCAATTCGGCTGGGTCCATTTCATTAACTTGGTACTGGTCCCCATGTTCACCACCATTAACGGCAGCAATCACAATCGTGTCCTTATGTAAAGTCCACCCAGCAATCTTGCGGCTATCGGTTAGCTCAAAGATACCCTGACGCACTTCTTGGGTTGCCCGGTCAACCTCGTCCAAGAAGAGAACGACTGGTTCAGTGCAAGACTGAATGAGCCAGGAGAAAGGGCGAAAAACAGAAGCCTGTTCTCCATTGACTTCAATCAACTCAGGAGAAGGCATCCCCAACAAATCACCTTCTGTCATCTGAGATGCGCGACGTTCGACGACCGGCAGGTCCATACTTTTGGCCACCTGATAAACAACCTCAGATTTTCCTACTCCATGGCGACCACGGAGAAGGATGGGCTTTCGGACTGCTACTACGTGCGGCGCACAAGAAAGAAAAGTTTTAAAATCAATTGCCATGGTAAGTGTCGCTCCTTTTGTGTTTCCCGACCTTTATATACATAATTATACCCCAAGATTCACTTTTTGTCAATAACTTTTTTCACTTTTTTCACTTTTTTTTAAAAAGGGATCTCAGCAGTCTTGTCATCGGCCTTGTCGTCGCTCTTAACAATCTTTTTGTAGCGACACTTTTTAATGTGCCTTTCTTCAACTGTGAGGAGCGTTCCTTCGCCATAGGGAAGAATATTGTATCGCTTTGCACCCTTGGCTGGACTGAAGACCTCTGACAACACCTCAACCACTAAACATGGGGTATTCGCCAGATGCCGCGTGCGGTAACCCAGCGCAGGGCGGCGAAATTCGACATCCGTCCCCACCGGGAAAGCAGCGGGCGCTTTCGCTGTAGCCAATACTTTTTGAGCATATTTATTTTCGCACATTTTCTTGTGCTTATTCGGTTCTGGGACAAAATCTGGGTCTTCTAATATTCGAGTAGCTAGCCCCAGGTAATAGCCAGCATTTCTGTAATATTTAGCAATGATAAGGGTATCTTCGCGCCATTTTTCTTTATAAACCGACGCCCAATTCAAACTGGTTTCAACAGCAGCGGGCGTGCATTTTTCTTCAATTTTTTTCACAAAACCAAGCTGCTTTTCCGAAAGAGTACGATTACGCTCTAACTGATCTAGCAACGATTCACAGAAACCCACCTCCCAATCAGACAAAATTGAATGTTGTTGGTGAACGTCTAGGGTTTTAGTAATTTGAGAAATGAGTTGGTCTTTCATATGGGTTTTCTCTCCAGCGTTTATACAAGTATTATCTCATAAACAACTAGCTTTGTCAACCAAAAAAAATGAAAAAATTAAACTTTACTCAAGACTGCTAAACTTGAGCGTCGAGGGAATTGAAGGGTGCCCGTGGGATCAACAACCACCATATGAAATGGGCCTGGGCCAAACTCCACCACCACCATGGGAGTGCGATTCTGCCAAAATTTTACCACCCAGTGACCATCTCCAGGGTTCACGTTTTCAAACACCACAAGGTCACCAACTTTCACTGGCCCACCACCTTCAGCCAACGCTTCATCGAACCATCACACAAACTCGGCCAGTCTTCACCAATAATATGAACCTCAAAATTGGTGATAATGGTGCCGTCTTCCCTATGGAGTGGACGCTCGCCAAGATAAATAGCCATCTTATTATTTATATGGCGTGTGTGACCGTTAACGTAATCGAACTTCACCAAGTCTCCGGCTTGCATATTTTTCCCCTAGATAAAAACAAATATAAAAAGAGGGGGGTCGCTCCGCTGTCTTCGCCGCGAATCGCTAGATACCTTTCGATTATGTTCCCCTCACGAGTATCATTGAAGGTTGGTTAATCCATTATTGCCTATTGTTTAGCGACCCCCCAAGTATTACTCAAGGCTACTCTCATAGTTTATAGTGGCCATTATACTATTTTCACCTTCTCTTGTCAACAAAAAAATATAAAATTAAAATAATTACGCTGAGTTAATAAGAGACGCAGCCCAAAAGGGTTCATCAAAATCCCTCTCCCCTCCCTCTACATATATCGTAAAAATACGATGTGCATTAACATTAGAAGTTTTCTGGTTTATCTTAATAAGAATTCCCACAACAGAATAGGGGATTCCATCCATTTGATTTTCATCTGGATCATAAATCTTAACTAAATCACCCGGCTTCATTAATAACCTCTATTCCTTTCCCAAAGGTGCAAGTCGAAAGAGGTTTTTGACTGCTTGGTATCCAATCTACAATCCAACGCTCTGGAACCGCAGGATTCCAGCCAGGAAGGTGTTGGGTGACCAACCCTATGCGACCATTGTCTATCCCGCCGCAGGCGCGTGGCTCTATAACTTGAACTAAGTCACCCACCTTCACTTATCACCTCCACCTGATCGGCTTCTCGATAAGAAACATATGGATAAGTCCTTAGCCTCATTCCTTTCGCTGGCTGGAACCAAAAAACCCTCCATTCTACCGGATCTGAGTCCTTCCTGACTCCAAAAATAATCCCAAGTAGGTGTGAAGGCGGATCTTTTACGAGGGATCCTATCATTCTACCACCCTCACAGAGCCGTTCTCAAAGGCTACATAATCAACTCGTGAAGGGGTGGTATCACCCGCCCACAATACATCGATGCATCGAGCGTTCCATCCCCACCCATCATCATGACGACTACTAATATTGTAGGCCAATCGCGTAATTATACCATAACGGATCGCGCCCGTCCACTCACCCTCGTTAAATATTTTTACCAAATCACCGACTTTTACTAATGATTTTTGCGTATCCATTTTCTATTTCCTTTTCGTCGAATGAAATGAAGTAGGGCAAGTCATTCCACTTTACCTCCCAAAACGTTTCCCAGTGGTGGCCTACAACAATAGCCAATATCCCGTCAGAATCCATAAGTAAATCACCGATTTGCATCAATCACCTTTAATTTTTCTTTCCGCGTCAAGCGTTTGAATGCATATTCTGCTTTCTGAGCCTCTGAACGACCTTTAAAAGCCGTCGAATAAACTAGGGTGATAGGACGTCGGGTTTTAGTATATTTCGCCCCCTTACTGCCGCTATTGTGTTCATTTAAGCGCCTATCTATATCGGTAGTAACCCCGGTATAAAGGGTGCCATCGGCGCACCTTGCCACGTATAAAAACCAATTAATTGCTTTCACTGATAACCCTCATTTCATCTTGACCAAACCACTGGCGGGAGTGTGCCCACTGTACCTCAAAAAAAAGTAATCCATCTTCATCTTCATAACTATCTAATATCACACCGATTCCGTAGTAAACACGTTCTACCATAAACTTGTCATAAGGCTCAACTAGATCACCGACTTTCATTAATCACTTTTTATCCTAACACAAAAATTAAAATATGTCAACCTTTATCTAAAACTTCTTCATACGTGGTGATTCCTACTAACTGCACCATCTTATCAACATAAACGTCCATTACATCTATTCTTTCTCTTTGACGAGCATCAGCAATAAAATCGCGTAACTGGAGGATGGCTCGCTCGGCGTTTATTAAATATTCACAGGCAGTTGTCACCACAGAAATTGCACCCCCCACCATCGAATGAGATTCTGAAGAGAAATATATATTCCTATCATTTCCATTTTTCAGGGATAGTTTAATCTCTACTGGAGATGCTGATTTTCTCGAACTGTTTTTAAATTTAACTTGCATAACAAAGTCATCAAAAGAAACATTCTTGAGGGAAATAAATTTAGGTGCAAAATGATCTATCATGGCGGTGTAAAGAGCATCTACTGGGCCATGACCCTCGCCTACAATAAAAATATCCTCCCAGTCATTAGAAAAAAAAACATTACATTCAATTGTTGTTTTCAAGCATTCCCTCAAAATAAAATCTCTCACCGACAATTCAACATATTTTTCTTTTAATATTTCTTTAACAATCAACTGGCACTTCTTTTGCAGAAGTTCCTCTGGGTATGAAATCAACATCTGTAATAACTAGCTTCGAGGTCCGGTGAAACAAATACACCTTTCGAGATATATAAAAAATAATTGAAGCTAGGGCGACGCCCGACAAAACATCAATCAAATAATGTTGTTTAAGTGTTAAAGTGGAGGCGGCTATTAGCGCGGCCCAACAAAAATACGCCACTCGCAGGCTTAAATATTGTTTACCTTTTTCGGACAATCCCACAAAATATGCCAAAAGCCATGAAAATGTAACATGGCCAGAGGGGAAAGTGTTGTTTGCTCCGTCGATCCCTCGCGTTAGTTCAACTAGCATACCAGAAATAGTGCTGGTATCTACATAAGCCTCGCGAGGATAATACGAAGGAATGAGAACATAAAATATACACAGTACGGCCCCAGCGGCTAAATTACCATACGTCATTAATGAAAATAATTTTTTGTCGTGAAATAATATAAAACAAGTTGCAGCCGTTACCGGAATTAGTGTATGATATATCCATACAAACTCAGGCACAAAGGGGATTTCAGTATCCATCCCTATTAATAAATCATATTCATGTGGAAGGATTCCCGTTTGGAAGAAGAGGTAAAGGACAGAGTAAGGTACAAAGGCTAAAAAAAGATATTTAGCTTTCACCCCCAATGACATATACACCTCCTTATACCAAATACTCCCGAAGCTCTGGAGGGCTCTCCCTCAAAACATCGCAAAGTGTGAAAAAAAGTTCACACTCCCTATTCATACATATGAATAAATTTATAAAAAAGAAAAAATATTATTTATTTAAAAACTTTTTCTTTAGCTGTAGAAAAAAGATCTTTTAAAAAGGATTTTTTTAATCTTATCAGCCTCTCGAATTTTACCTTCTGACGCGCATCGGTATAAAGCGCAGTGGGCTTACTAATCTGGCCATCTACCAATTGATCACTAAAATCATAAAATTTTGTTTTAGGGGAAGACTTCGAAGCTGCCCGTGGCGACCCAGCAAAAAAAATAAGAAATGCAAAGGCTATTATTAAAATAAAAATATAAAAGCCCAATAGCATCAAAAATGATTTATTTGGTTTTATACCACTGGCCCTCCCAACAAATTACTTGACTGTTAACCACTTTAACAGGCCATTCAACAATTATCCCGTTAATATTGGGGAATTCATTTGCATAATAATCGCGCAACCAAAAAACAGCCTCCCTCCCCTCTTGTAAGTGTCCCTGATTAGATCGCCAATAAAAATTCCCACAAAAATAAAGAACGACGCCTATAAAAAAGGCCGGTTGAATAAACAAAAAAATTGCATGTGCCCATATCAACATAGAGGGGGCAAATATTTCTTTTGTGGGAGTGCCACCCTCACTCTGATGAATCTCGTAAGCGCGAGTCCATACAAAAGCATAAATAAATGCTAACATTATCCAGAAGCCAATATATATAAATTCGATCATGTTTTAAATAGATATTAGTGTAACGAAATAGAACAATTATTCTCAGTAACGATTTCTTTAGACAGCACCAAAGCCTGCATAAAAAGAGAAAATTGAAAAGCTAAACCCTCTGAAACAATAAAGCTTTTTGTTGCTGAATCATAATTTTCATCGTCAGCCATTTTATGGATTATCTCTTCTAAACAATAAAGAATGCTATAATATTCACATAATTTACTTTTATTATATAGTGAAAGGGGATCGCTGCTTCTAAATAAAAGATTATCAAGGATAGTTCTATCGCTCTCTATCTTTTGCACATATGTTAACCATGTATTTTCTTCCAGAGTAAATACTACATTCTTTTCTTTGTTAGACGACATGAATAACTTTATTCCCCCAGGTCACCTTCTTTATCGGTAAAATAAGTTTTTAATTCTGTATAGCCACCGATTAACAGAGCGGGGCCTTCCCCTGCGTCCGGGCTACACAGAACTATTGGTACCGTGGGGTGGCCCCATTTTTCCTTTACAGATTTTAACTCATCCAAATCGTTATCCATAATATAGGTGGTGTGGTTTACTTTTTGTTTCACAAGCTCGTGTTGTGCTTTAATACAAAAGCAACACTCCGATTTAATATACATAGTAATATGTTTATCCATGCAGCAACTCCTTTTGCGGGCTTTTGAGCTTCGACTCAATTAATGCCGGCGCTCCTACCACCACTATTTCTAGCCCTGTAAACCCCTTATCTAGCGTTAGCCTTGTGAAAAGGTGAGTATCATCCAACTCGGAAGGAAGTTGTCCTTCTTCAAGTTTTTGTCGGAACCTCATATCTTCTCTCAATGACACAACGTGTTTAGGGCTTACATATACTTCTCTTAATATATGTCCCTTAGACGTTTCATGAATTTCTATTAATTTAATCAAAATATTCCCTCTGTTGTATTAACGTCGTTTTCGTCGACATACCACTCGTCCCCGTCATATAAAACCTTTAAATATTTTTCATATGTCGTCTTTGCTTCAGTCAACAAAAGATTGGTGGGAGCTTTCAGTCTGTAAACTTTTGTTGGTGTATTTCTTCGCGATGGATATTCTGTATATTCTTCATCATGAAACTTCAATAACCTTACTTCAGAAGGCGCATAGACTAAATCACCTACCTTCAACATTCACATTCTCTTCTGGAGTGTCCTTTGCAGCCATATTTCTAAGCTGCAACGTTGCTTGTTGATAACCATTGAGAATATTCCGAGAATCAAAAAGGGCATGATCTAGGTTCATAATATTCTGGCGACACGTTTCAATCAGTTGCACCGCTTTGCTTTCTTGTTCTTTATTAATGCTTTCCTGAATTACTGGAAAGAGTTCATTAATTTGCTCCACATCATCTTCTACTTTTAAAAGCAACTCCTGAACTAGTTGCCTTATTTCAGCCAATTGGACTGAATAGGTTACGTTAACTCGCATAAAAAACTCCTTGTTTCCATAAGTATAACATATAAAAAGGATTTGTCAACAAAAAAATTAAAATAAAGTTTTATATACTGTAGCCACTGTAAGACCCACAATTGCCGTGATTATAATCCATATAAGACGCGAAGAGGTGGCTTGCCAGCCCTCAAGTTCGCGAAGGCGCGCATATAACCCTTCATCGGGATGATAAACAGCTTCTTTAATTTTAGCAATATCCTGGGCCATCTCATCTTGTTTTTCATTTACTACTTCTAATTTTTGCATAATTTGATCAAATTTTCCATTCATCTCAGCATGAACAACAGCATCCGCAGACATTGGTACTTTCCCCCTCTGTGCAATATTAACTAGTCAAGGCTCTCGATAATAGCATAGTTGGTTGTAATTAAAATTGAAGCCACAGAAACTGCATTCTGAATGGCGCAACGAGTTACCTTGGCTGGATCTATGATTCCCTTTTCAAGCAAATTAGTTAATTTGCCGGTATTAAAATCAATACCTTTATCGCCTTTTGCTTTTTCTACTAATGATATTAATATGTCAGGAGAATATCCGGCGTTTAAGGCCATCTGTTTTAAGGGCTCCTTAATCGCTTCACAGATAATTTTAGCTCCTAATTTTTGATCGGAGCTTTTTGTATCAATTTTTAAATTTTTTGCAGCGCGAATTAGAGCAACTCCGCCACCAGGGACAATTCCTTCTAATTGTGCAGCATTAACTGCCTCTAAAGCATCTTCAATTCTATGCTTCTTTTCAACCATTTCGACGTCGCTAGCGGCACCCACTCTAATTACAGCAATTCCACTGGCTAACCTCGTAATTCTTTCTTGAATTTTTTCGGCTTCCTGCATACTATCGGCTTCTTTTATTTCTGCTTTTAGTAGGTCGATTCTTTTTTCGGTATCGTCCATATTTCCCTTACCCCCCACAATCGTGGTCAGAGACTTTGAACTTTCAATAGTTTTTGCCTTGCCAAAGTGGGTCAATTTTACATCTCTCAATCTCAAATTATTTTGACGTGTAATAAAAGTTGCCCCCACCGAAAGGGCCAAATCCTTGAGAATGTTACGTCGTTCTTCTCCATAACCGGGAGCCCTGATTCCCACCACTCGCATTGTTCCTCGCAGAGCATTCATAATAAGCGCCGCTAGAGCTTGTCCTTCAATATTCTCAGCTATAATAATAAAGGGGCGTGCCTCTCTAGCGGCAATTTCCAAAGCAGGCATTAAATCATCTACAGAATCAATTTTTTCATCAGTAACCAAAATAATGGGCTCATCATATTTTACAACCCCTCTTTTTTCATCAGTAACAAAAGCACTAGCTAAATATCCTGAATTAAATCTAAATCCTTCTACCAATTCTAAGCTAGTTTCGATGGATCGCGCTTCTTCGATTGTAATCGCTCCATCCTTACCTGCTAAATCAACGCCCTTCGCAATTAGTTTACCTATCTTTTCATCATTGTTAGCAGAGATTGTTGCAATGTGTGTTATCTCCTCTATGGACCTAATCGGCGTGGCCATGTCCTTGATATTATTAACAATTTTTTCAACCGCCTTATCCATTCCACGTTTAAGTTCGATTGGGGCAGAGCCGGCCATTAAATACTTCTGAGCTTGGGCGAGAATTGCCCTAGCTAAGACTGTGGAAGTGGTAGTTCCATCCCCCGCTTCTGAATTGGTTTTAGATGCAGCCTGTTTAATAATTTGAGCGCCGGCATTTTCAAAAGGATCTTTAAGTTGTACAAATCTTGCAACAGTTACACCATCTTTTGTGATAACGGGCATTTGCTCCGGGTGGTGAAGAATAACATTTCTCCCACGGGGGCCTAAAGTCGAAGCAACATTATCGGCTAATATGTTGGCTCCATTTAATATTTTCTGGTGGAGATTTGTACCAGACTCATATTTGCGTGACATTTGTCCTCCACATACACGTTAGCTTAAACTATAATGCATTATACACCAAATGTCAAGCTATTTTAATTTTTATAAATTAAAAATGTAGCTTTATGCATCGCCTTCGATGTGAGCAACCGCGTTGTTGGTAGCCGTTTCGAGTGCCTTAGCATTTTCAATAGCAGCCGTAGCATATTGTTTTCTATCTTGAGGCGCAGCTTCGTCATGAACACCCAAGAAATAATCATTGACATTGTTCGTAAAAAATTGTAATTGCTCGTATACTGGAGATATCGTCGCTGTTAACAAATCAGCATACATAGCAAAAGTATTTTTCATATATTTTTCACCAATCATTAATGTCCCCACTTCCCTAAAATTACCAATATCTTCAGCTTGGTTTCTTGTAAAAACAAACTGTTGTTCATTCTCGTATCCAGGCGTTAGTTCCAACGCATCAAGAATAGCTTTTTTATTCTTTTTAACCCCGACACCAATTTTTCTCTGGAGTTGTTCTACAACCGCGTAAGAACCAAACAACTTTTCAGCTTTGGTTCCCTCAAACTTGCTTTCCGCATAGGTCACAGCAAAATTTGCATAATTCTGTAATTCTTTAGGATCGGCGTTGATAATCTCGCTCGCCAATTCTGCCATGTCTTGAGGGAGTAATTTTCCCTCCTCCAATATTTCTTCGACAGCTTCTTCTTTTTTGCGCGTTTTGCCCGTTGAAAAATCAAAGACAGCCCAGTTTGGATGTTCTGCTGAAAAGCCGGCCCTTCCAAAGGATATTCGCTTTATACCCACATTCGCACTTTGCAACTCAGCTATTTTTTTCTGGAAAGATATTGCATCTTCAAACCGATCAGCCTCTCTTCTCCAAACCGTTTTTAAGAAGGGGGTTACAAAAACATCTAAAAAGCCTTCCAAAGTAATAGTAAATTCACCAAATTGAAGCCCCTGATCACCATCCACGCGTCGCGCATCCAAATAAATCACATGGTCGAGTGTCCTAAAGTGGTTAACCATGTTACGAAAAGAGCCTTTCACCTCAGTGGTTTCCCCAAGGAGCTTCAACGAATAATGTTTGCCCCCAAGAACAACATCAGTAATTGGCTTTCCTGTTGCATCCATACCTTCAATCTGCTCCGGAGTCGTAATTTGAATAGATTTGCCACCAAATAATCCAGCAAGGAAGCCTTCAAAAATAAAACCTCCCGCTGATTCGGTAAAGTTTGTAATAATAGCTGAAAGTATTTCACAGGTAACCATCGTTGAAAGAATTTCTGCGATGGTGGCGCCTTCTTTTCTGGTTGTCAAGATATTGTTAAGCGCTGCCAGTTTTGCCTCTAAAGTATCGCCAGGAATTTGGGTGGTAAACTTTTCTATGAGAGCGCGATCATCAGTTCCAAGTTTTCCAAAATCTTCAGTGATACGAATTTTGGGGAAAGAGATATTAATGTCTTTCATATCCTCCCCCGGATCCACCTTTATACTAGCTTTCTCATTTAACATAGACAATTGAGCTAGATCATCAATTTGCCCTTCAATTAATTTTAAAAGATTATTAAAATTTAAATTTTTTGAATTATAATAGTTGTTCACCATGTTATTAATATCAACCATAAATATAATTAGTCTCCTAGTTCTTTCAATACCCTATCCCAATCAAGATTTGCAGTATCAATTTTTCCCCTAGTCACGTGGAAATGATTAGCAATTCCACAAAACTTACCCCTGCGTACATTTTTACTAACGGCGCGCAAAACAGTGCCGTCCTTAGCCATGGGCATCTCAAGGGGAATATCATAAAAATCGCAAAGGGTTTTTACTAGAGTTTTATACGCTTCAATTTGGACGGGATAAAACCCCAAACAATCCTTCAATTGCACGCCATGAACCTTGACATCCTCAAGGATGGGCCTACTGCCAAATCCCTTGCGCCTATACCAACTCTGATATTTGGTGTAGTACGCATTTGATATATCAACCCCAATTGAAGCGCGATTCACAGCCCTTTTTCCAGCGTGCCATGCACTGTTTTGGGGATCTACCATTTGACATATCGTACCGTCATTATCAATAACAAAATGGCTGGATATACCTTTCTTTTCCAAAACACGCTTGCAGGAAGCCGCCGATAGACACACATCAAAGTGGGTAATAATCATTTTGATGTCTCTCTTCTTGGGTTTATATTTTCTATAACAGTTGGAAGGGAGCGCATAGTTATCAACCTCATATATATTATTTACTTTATCCCATTGGATGGGCACCTTGCGGCCACCGCAAATAATATATTTACATTCGCCTTCTGAGGGCATATTATCTTGAGCGGCCTCCCGGGTGGCCAATATGAGCCGATAAGTGATTGGGCCACACAACCCATCTTGGGTCTGACTGTGGTTCAGTTGAAAGTTTTTTATATTTTCAGCCAGTTCATCATTAAAACCATCGGCTTCAAACCAGTGAGGGAACCACCCGTACTTTTTTGCCGACCGCTTATTATAAAGATTTTGTCTCCAACCCATAATAATTCCCCTTTTTAAACAATAATGTCTGCGATGCCGTATTCTATCGCCTCTTTTGCTGTAAGGTAAACGTTTACCTTCCTGTCCAAAAGCTTTTTAAGATGTTTTTTGCTCAGATCTGACTCTTCTACTAAGGCATTAATATGCTGTTCTTGTAGCCATTTGGTTTCTTCAAACTCATTTTCAAGATTATGGATTGCCCCAAATTGATCAGCTCGAACGCTGTGTATCATCACTCGACAATTTTTGCCAATTTTACGTGAGCCTTTGGTGCCTGCCGCCAATAGCAAAACGCCGGCAGACATAACCTTTCCCAAACCATAAGTTATTATCTCACACTCCTCTCTCACGCTTCGCATTGCGTCATAAACCGCAAACATTCCCCTTGCACAGCCGCCCCACGTTGAAATATTAAATTCAATAGGCTTATAGGTCACCTCTTTTATAGGAGAGTCTGGATCCTCGGGATCTTCATGAATATTCTCTGCACCATATTGATGTAAAGCAAAAAGGCCCTGCACTAAATCAGTTACTTTCTCTTCATTTAAGTCTCCAAAGAGCCCAAGCATTCTTAATTTTGGTGATTCCTCTTTGAGAGAATTCAATAAAATAATGGGAGATACCTCTGGTTCTGGTGAAGAATCGAGAGGGAGAGATTCTTTCTCTTCTGGAGTTTCTGTCTCTTCTGTCTCTTCTGTCAGGCGTTTCATATAATTCCTTTGTTAAAATCATAATTCTTCAAATAATGGTTCACTGTCAGCGCTAGTTGTTGATACTATTTCTATTCTACCGTCAGCCCATTTTAGTTCTAGCTGGTTTTGTAAAAACAATCTTACCGTTTTCATTATATATTCTATTTCTTCTTGTTTTAAGGTTGAAGATTCTGTTTTAACCCAATTAATAATTGAATTTGCCACAAAAACTCGTGGCGCCGTATAAATATTGTCCTGCTGAGTTAAAGCGCCCTCTTTTATAAACCACTCTAATGCTTTGTTACCTGTTTTAAAGTCTGTCACTCTTCTGGTCCTTATAAAATTTGTTCATAAGATTCATTCCCTCGTTCCAAGTAGAAAACGAGGGCTTGATATAGCGTGGTGTCGATGCACGCATATTATAAATACAAGAAATTTTCCATGCATCGAAGAACTCATCATCAAGCGCACGATTCTTTTCTATTTGCTCCGGATCTGCGCCGGAATCTTTCATTGTTTTATATCGAAGAGTCTTAATAAACGAAATATCTTCCGTCAAAGAGGCCAACACGACTAAAATATTAATTTCAATATTTTTAAATACAACAGCAGCTTGCCCTAAAGCAAGCCACTTTGAAAGAAACTTATAAGTGATGGCGCCGGAGACGAACCATATCAACTCATACATTTAAATTAGCGTAGCTTCTTGGAAACGCGACCAGCTAGCCTTTGAGCCAACCTTTCAGCTACGGCATCGGCGCGCTTTTCTTTAAGCAGTCGCGACGCAACGCGCTTGTATACCTTTTCCATCAAGACGTCTTCATCGATGTAGGTGATCTCTTGAAGTGCCTCTAAAGCTGCCTCATCATCTTCCTCTTCAACTTCCATCTCTTCATCGCCAGGACCAAGCTCTCCTCCAAGGTCGTCTTCTTCAACTTCCATTTCACCGACTTCTACTTCTTCAGGCTCTTCACCTTCTTCAACTTCAATGTCAACGCCATGGTCTTTGGCAACACGGGCAACTGCGTCTAAAGTATCGCGTGCAAACGCTTCAATAGAGCCTTCGTCTTCGGGTTCTTCTTCAACCTCTTCTTCAACTTCTAGTTCAACGCCTTCTGGCTCGCCAGGTAACTCTTCTTCGACTTCGACTTCAGCCTCAAGTTCATCTTCGGGGGCCTCAGTAAGCTCCTCATAATTCTCTTGTAAAAAGCCGCTCCCGATAGCCTGTGTACCGGCCAGTTTCATAAAGCGCCGAACTGTATTTTCTTTTAGTAAGTTCTTTTTATTGCTCATTGGAAAAATCTCCTTTTTATGATCTGTGTGCCAGCACCTCTGGCGTTTCCTTTAATAAATAGTTACAAGACCTTTAAACGTCTGTTTTTTTGCAATTTTTGTATGGCACGATCCTGTAACTGTTTTACACGCACAATGCTCAAATTTAATCTCTTTGCTGTCTCTTCTAACGTGAGGTCACCATGCTTCTGTACCGATAAAAGAGAACAATTCAAATCCACTTCATAATTTATCCATAGCCGACACTCTTTTTGTTTACATTTTATATTATTTTTAACACATTTTTCTAAACATTCTCTCATAACTCTGAATTCTCCTTTTCTATTATATCAAAGATATTTTCAATTTCATCTTTATTCAAGCCAAATTGATTAATAATTTCTTTTTGTTTTTGGCGCGCCTTAGAAACTTTCTTTCTAATATTTTTAGAGATGCCCTTTCTTTCTTTTAGTTTCTCGACAAATCCTATTAAATGATCATCTCGCTCCACATAAGCCCTTGCTACTTCATTAAAAAATTCTTTAATTTTTATATTATCATTATGTAGTCTTATTTTAAGGTCAGCGTGTAATTTTGTTACGCTATCAAAACAAATTTGTTTTTTTTCACGTCCATATTCTGACATCTTATTTCCTCATAATATGAGTAGAGCTTTCTAGCCTGCCGGCAGACGTTTGTCGAATAAACTTCGCCTTAATCTGTAACTCTTTTAAGGTCCGAGCGCCAGAATAGCTAAATCCACTCCTAATACCACCCAAAAGATTATCCAATATAGGAGCAACCTCTCCTTTGTAGGCCACTGTAGTTGAAATTCCTTCCGGTGTGGAGGATTTTCCTCTCCAATCTGTTTGGGCCTTAGCCGACGCCATTCCCCTATAAATTTTATAATTTTTCCCTTCTTTCGACGTAAATACATTTCCCGGTGTCTCCCTTGTGCCAGAGAGCATTGAACCAACCATCACAAAATCTGCGCCTGCGGCCAGTGCTTTTACAATGTCTCCGCTTGTTTTAATTCCGCCATCAGCAATAATCTTTGCTGAATATCCGGTTTGGGCACAGTCTATAATACTTTCTAGAGTGGGCATGCCATGGCCGCTCACAAGACGAGTGGAGCATATGCTACCCCCTCCAATCCCTACACGAATGCTATCTGCGCCCCATTCAGCAAGACTATTAAATCCCTCCAGTGTTGCCACATTCCCAGCCATGATATGGATGGTGCTTCCATAATTGTCTTTTAGAGTCTTTACGGCGCGTTCCATTGCCAAATGATGACCATGCGCCGTATCAATGCATAATATTTTTATACCTAAACGGATGTTTCTCTCAGCGCGATCAAGATAATCCCCAGAGGCGCCAACGGCAATTGCCACTGGAATATCTTTATTAGTCTCCCGAACAGCTTTAACAATATTGGCTTGCTCATTAATCGAATTATATCTATGAACAATACCTAAACCGCCACCTTTATGAAGGGCTTCAACCATTGACTTTTCTGTAATGGTGTCCATGGGGCTAGAAATAACAGGAAGCGAAAAATTAAGATCCGGACCTAGCCTGCTACTTGTGTCTACCTGTGATCGACTTTCAATATCGCTGTATTGAGGTACAAGAAGAACATCATCAAATGATAGGGTCTCCCTAAAATTTTTAAAGTTCATTTGCCCTCCGCTTTCTTCAAGCTGGCTAAAGATCTTTGGAGATACCAAATCGCTTTTTCAATATCTTGTATGGAATTCCCCTTATATTGGTGTCTAGCAATATATTTAATTGCATTCCCATCATTGAACCCAAGATGCCAATCTTCAATGGCGTCGATAACTTCGATTTTCCCAATGTTATAATGAGGGGGGCTGTTGACTTTTTCAGGGATAATTGTCTCCGCGCTCTTTTCCTTCCCGCACTTCTTACATCCTTTCTTTTTCTTTTCCATGCCGCAATTCTCCTCTCCTGTAATAACAGTTATAGCAGTCCCGTTAATACGTGCGAGATCCGCCGCGGCATCGCCCTGTGTAAAAATAGGATCTTCTCCGACAGTTCCAAACCCAAAATCATGGCCGGCCAAGATGCTGTTTTTATTCTTCATCTTCCCAGCCCTCACCTTCATCTTCATCCTCGTCTTCATAATCATCGTAATCATCGGCATCATCGGTACTCCCTAGCGCGGCGCTTCCACGATTAGATAAAGCAATGGGATACTCCTCATAAAGGTCTTCTTCATCCACTTCACTTATTCTGAAGTGGATGACTGGCACCAAAACAACCTGTGCTATTTTATCGCCCGGACTTATAATTTGGGTCATATTGCCTATATTATGTAAATCAACAAAAACTTCTCCATCGTATCCCGAATCAACAACATGTGCGCCGACGACGAGATCTCTTTTGGCGGCGATGCTCGATCGGTTCATAACTTGTAACATATAACCATGAGGAATACCAAATTTTAAACCAGTTTGAAGGCGCTCACTAAAAGAAGGATCAATCCAAACCTCACTCCCGTTGGCTGGGCTGTAATATACATCCAGTCCCGCGTCGCTTGGGTTTGCCCGGGACGGATCCTCTACATCAGGCCGAACTTTACTATATTCAAGAATCATTTTTTTTCTCCAAGTGTTTTTTAAAGTCTTCTATAACTAGTTTTGCTCTTTCCCAGCACTCTGGGCAATAGAGATTTACTTTTTCTTCTTTTTCTCGCACAACAACACTCCATGACATTACATGCTCTTTGTTCATTTTATCAAAAGGTTCTTCGCATGTCAAACAATTTGAAGCAATTTTCCCAAAAAGTGCAATTTTTGTTGCCATCTCTTTTTCAGCATTCTTTTTTAATTTGTTTGCGCGCTTACGCCGCAGTTTTCTAGAAAAGCTCATTTATCTTCCTATCTTAATTAGGCTAACATCCTAAAATTATATTTAATTGAGCGAGTGCTAAACCCCCACTGCTCATCATAATCAAGTTTACTCATATACGGGTGATTTAAATATATTTCATCCCGCTCTGGATTAACGCCCCAACACTTAATTGAAGTAACAGTTGAAGTGTCATCAATCACTTTAAGAATCCAATATGTTTTACCATTCTTTGTTTTCTTTGGGATCACTTCTCTTGGAATAAACCAGGCCACTCCTAAATCGTTGTCCCACTCTCCGATAGGCGGCACCTTATAATGGGCCAACCTTTGTTTAACGGCACCATCTAAAACCAAGTTCATAGGAAATATGCCGGTAAGAGAAACGAGATTATTAATTTTTTCTTCATCATTAAAATCACCCTCCGGAGAATACAGTCCTATGTTTTCTTCAAATTTCTTCAAACTTTTTGGACGATCAACAACTGCCGCAGACCAAAAATGTTTTAATCCAGTAAAGCGATCGTCAACAAGGTTGCTTACGGCGCCGCTTCGGACTAGAACGTCCAGCGCCTTTTTATTTAATTTACTGTATATAATATTATCATTAAAAAGAAACTCTTCCACAGTATTAAAAGGTCGATTATTAATAATCTGCTCAATTGCTTTATCTCCCAGCCCCTTTAATGAAGTTAGGGGCTGAATTAAAGTTTTATTATCTGAATCAATTTCCCAAACAATACCAGAATTATTAATATCAATTGGCTTCACCTTAAATTTAAATTTCTTTGCCAAGTTAATTGCTTTCTCTTTTCTAGTTTCAGGCTCTTTGTCCAAAAATGCAGCCATCCACTCTGCGGGATAATAATTAAAAAGCCATGCACACTGATAAGAAATGACTGAGTAAGAAACAGCATGGGATTTGTTGAAGCCGTATCCAGAAAAGAACTCAAATTTTTGCCACATTTCGTTAGCCCATTTTTTAGTTAAGCCCTTTTCTATGCAGCCTGCAACAAACTTAAGTTTTAGTTTAGTTTTCTGTTTTTCGACTGCTCCAGTTCCCTTTTTTGTGAGAAGTTTGCGAAGTTTGTTGCCCTCGTCCAAACTAAAGTCCTTACCAAGTTTGTGGGCTAAAAGAGCAATTTGCTCTTGAAAAATAAGAAAGCCATAAGTTTCTTCGGTCAAGTCTTTGACATGATCATGTTCATACGAAATATCTTCCGGTGCCCTCTTCGCTCTTACGTAAAGCTTATCAACATTTGCTCCAAGTGGTCCGGGCCGGTAAATAGAAGTAATGGCGGCAACATCAATAATGTTTCTAGGTTTTGCTTTCCGGCAAAATTTTTGAGCGCCATTTTCAGTGAATTGGAATATGCCAGCCCACTTCCCCTTATGAAAAATGTTTTCATAAACCTTCTGATCATAAAGATCTATTTTGTCTGGGTGTAAAATATTATCATAATACTTTTTTATGTCCTCAAATGTAGGACTTTTAACACCATGGTGTCGCTTTAATATGTGACCTATCGCGCCTTCAATCATTTTAAGGGTGGAGAGGCCAAGAACATCAAATTTAATAAAACCCATTGGCTCCAAATGACGCACATTTTGCCCTTCGGACCATGGCGTTTGAGTTATACCTCCGCTATTAATCAAAGGCATATACTTATCTAAGTCTTCTCCAATAACAATGCCGCCGGCGTGGCGAGAAACAGAGCGCATTTGGCCATATAAAATCTTAATATGATTTGCAACATGTGGATATTTATGAAGAAAATTCTTAAGTGATTCTGAAAACTCCATAACCTCTTCAAACGTAGGGTTATAAACGCCAGACTTAATACCATGTTTTTTCTTAGCGACAGGAGTCGCTTCCTTCAACATCCGAGAAGTAACTCCATTAACTTCCGTGAATGGAATCTCATAAAACTTAGAAATATCTTTAATTAACGATCGCAATTGAAGAGTGTTAAAATTTGATATGGGTACAACCTTGTCTCCTCCCCATTCCTCAATCAACATTTCCTTTAGTTCCATTGGGTCCGATACATCATAATCAATATCAGGATAATCTTTAGTATCTCTGCGTAAAAAGCGCGAGAAAAGAAGATTGTATTTGATAGGATCAATTTGTGTAATTCCCAGTGCATATGCAACCAGAGAGCCGGCAGCAGATCCTCGGCCTGGACCTGTTAATTGTACTGAATTTGCTTTATCAACTACTGCTTTCATTGTGAGAAAATATTTACTAAATCCTCTTTCTTCAATGACCCCCAACTCCTCTTTGAGGCGAGTTGTATATATATCGTTGGTATACAAATCTAAAGTGCGAAGACCTTCAAAACAAAGTTGAGAGAGTGTCTGCGGAGCAGTAAACCCGGGTGGTACCACAAAGTCTGGTAATCTTACTGTACTATCTGGCAAAAACGCCTCTATGCGATTATGCGCTATATTATGTGTTTCTTTAATTGAAGCGAGGACAAGATCATCATCGTAGCTGGCGCCACATTCCTTAGAGTACTTCTTATAAGATTCCCACATTTGATCGCCATTTTTTGGGTAAAGCTCATAACCAATTTCTTGAATACCAATTGGAAGCTCAGAAGTCATCCATGATGGCATTCCCCCTTTGCCAAGCCATCCTAAGCGCTTATATAATTCTCTGTCCTTCCACGCCTGCGGAGATGGATAGTGACTATCCGCTGTAGATATTAAACTAAAACCATATTTTTCAGAAGTTTGAATAATAAAGTTATTTAGTTCATGTTGTTCGGGTACATTATTCCATTGTAACTCCCCATACCATCTATCTCCAAAAATATCCATCATCTTTTCTGTGGTTTTTCTCATGGCCTCTAAGACGGCGGCTTGGCCACTTTCTCTATTTTCCCAATAATTTCCAGCGTATACACCACCAAGACATGCGCTTGCTGCAATAACGCCTTCATTATGTTTTTTCAGCATCTTATAATCAACGCGAGGAAAGCGATAAAAGCTTTCCTTCGAGAAAGATTTTGAAACCATTTTGAAAATATTAGTAAGCCCAATCTGATTTTGGGCCAATAAGATTAAGTGGCGCCTCCTGTTTAATATGTTTTTAACTGTCGCCTTTGATGAGCCCTCATCCTCAATTGTTGTAGCAGATCTGGAATCGTCTAAACCACGTTTCGCCTTTTTATCTTCCTTTGCTCGTTCGTATTCTTCTTTCCACTCTGAAATGCTCGGTAGAAAATATGCCTCTACTCCAAAAATAGGTTTAAAGTTTTTACCTTCTTCTTGCATTTTTTTGGCGTGCAATACCTGATATGCCATTCCATTCATGTTTCCATGATCTGTTAAAGCCAGCGCGTCGCAGCCATTCTCATATGCAAAATTCATATGTTCTTGAGGGTATCCAAGTCCATCAAACGGTGACCCTACCCCACTATGAGCGTGCAACCCAACAAAAGGTATTTTACTTGTCTTCTTCATTATCAACTCCAATCATATTCCACTCATGATATCCTAACACATCGCCCGCAGGTCTGTCAAGAGAAATATCACTTCCTAAAAAAGTTTTTAATCCGTGCCAGCTTCCTATATTGTAATACCATGGTACCTCCAATTTGGTATCTTCCATCTTAACACATTTAAATATTTTGTCAAGCTCAAAAAACCTACCTGACCACCTCTCTTCTATCGGAATTCTTTTTGGCGCATCATAATCTGCAAACTCGCCCGTTCCTTCTTTTCTAATAATTTTGCGAGCTTCTTTAAAATCTTCAGCATCAAAAGTAAATCCTAAGTATTCATTATTTTTTATTGTTTTGTCCTTAAAAGAAACGTGAAAATCTTTTTTGCTGGATATTTTACTTCGATAGGGTATTACTAATGTAGGGTCATAAATTCCATATGGAAATGCTGCATAATATTTATCAGGCACCACCCACTTACTTATGGTTTTACTTAGCCAATATGAAGTTAGGGCACCATAAAGCACGCTCCACCCCAGACAGTCTCTTTTGTCACGGTCCTTTGGGTGGATAGGAACATAATAAATTGGTATCGTTCTTTCAAATTGTTTGGGTGCGCGCTTTCTTGGTAAATCATATTTTAATGGATCTTGTACAAAGTCCCCAAGGCGATGTCTTATTAAAGGTTGCATATCGTCATGACAAACAATCCATATAGTTTCGCACCCTGCACAAGCACATTCCCAAACTGCCCTTTCAACAGCCAAATAATTTTCACTGATCGGCTGTAAACAATCATGCCATGGAAAATTAAAATCTAATTCCTGGCCCGCTACAGGAATGATACCTGATAAATGAAAACTGGTTGTAATTTGTATACCCCCTTCAATCATTTAAACTCCAACTTATCTGTATTCTCGTAGGTGTGCATAGCTGCTTTCATTATTTCCCTCTTTGTAACCTCTAAGTTTAAAGCATATTGGTTATTACCCCCGCACTTTCTCCCTCCAATGCCCGCTTCTTTCATCATCGCCATAACTTTAAATTTTGCATACGTGTCAGAATATTCAAAATCCTCCAACTGCTCCTTCTGCAAATAAGAAACGGCCACAATGTCCTTTCTGTTGGGGTGGTGGCCATCAATTCTATCGGATGGATAAAAATGAACCTCTTTTACAAAGTTGTCTTCAGTTTCCCAAAAAGTGTTTGGATGTGTCTGACATGATTTAGATATAATCCAGTCTAACACTACAAAATCTTTATTTTCTTTTGTTGGGAGAGGGAGGCCCGCGACGTTTTCATCATCAAATAGAATAACATTGTTATAATCAAATTTAATGACACGAGCATCCTTTGTGGTAACACTTATGTCACCTTCTTTGATCCTCACATGTTGCGCCTTTGTTCCTAATAAATTTAAACCCGCGTTGGAAAGTAAATAATATAAATTATGCCATTTATATAAATTGTTCTCAGCGCGGGAAAGCCACCCTTCTTTTTCAAATCCATGTGGCTTCTGGACTTTGTTTATTATTAAAGGAATATTATTTTCATAAGAATAAAGGAGAGCCGCTAAACTACCCCCCACCACCACCTTATTCAAATGGCGCTGTGGGATCTTAATCAGCAACACTTTCCTGTAAACGCTTATCTATCTTTTTAAAGACTTCATGAAGCTCATCTAGGTTTTCTGTTTTTTTCCAGAAGGCCCACTCAGCCGGTCGAGAGGAAAAATATTTTAATTTTTTCGCTAGCTGGGTTCTGAGCGCAATTAGCTCTTCTCTTGAAATATCAAGATACATTTATAACTCCATTCTTTTATTAAAAAATTATCGAACTTTATTTTTTCCAAAATTTTGGAACATTTTAGAGTATTTGGTGTCAACTTTTTTAAGGCCCTGGCCCCACTCTTGTAAGAGCAAAGAATAACACCCATTTTTAATGGCAGGCACACTGTTGCTACCCAGCGGGCTACATTTCTTTTTTCCCTGCTTATAAATGCTATGAATTGCATTGCGTTGTTTTATCAAATGACGACTCCACTCCGCGACGATTTTATCATAATTTTTGTTTGTGGCTTCCGCATGTGTTGTTGCTGGTAGTCCCACCAAAATCAACATAATTATTAAATATTTTACCATTATCTTTTCTCCTCGACTGTTATTTCCTTAAGGGCTTCAGTGCTCACTGGAAATAGATCTTTTGCTATAGTTAAACAAGCTTTCGCTACTTTTTGTATTTCCCATTGTGCGCCTGAATGTGTACGTAATGTTATGAATTTAAATAGGTTATTTAAATTGCAAGTGCCATAATA